AGTTCTGCGAGGTAGGAAGTCATGACGCTAGTAAACGCTCGTGCTGCTTTTGAAAAAGCTGTAACTGACGCTGTTGCAGCAGCTGACAACACGGTGTTGATGGTTTACGACAACGTTGCCTACACGACTCCGGGGAAGACCAAGAAATACATCACTATGACGATCAGCTTCACGCAGTCAACGCTGCAAAACCAAGGAGCGGCCTCGGATTATTACAGCGGTGTCGTCCAATGTAATGTTTACGTGCCACGCAGCGCTGGAACGTCAGTGTTGTCCAGCTTGAGTGAGGCGGTGATTGATGGGCTGACTTCAGTAAATGCCCCTGGGTACGTTGATACGTTCAGCACTGTTCCTCGCGTAACAGACATTAGCGGCCCAAATGTCTTGAATCTTGAGGATCGTCCACACTATTTGGGAATTATTTCTTGTCAATTTACTGCTGTAGCGTAGTATAGTTAGATCAAATAACTCTTTTGTATGCGGGCGTCAGAGCTTCTTCGTAACAAGTTTGGCGTTAGCCAGCTTTACAAGCACGCTGTAGAGGTTGACGGCGAGGTTGTTCTTGAGGTCTACTGGCATCCATTGACGATTAGTGAGCGCGAGTCGATTCAAAAGAAAACCGACTCTGACGATGCCGGTGATTTCGCGCTCAACATGATGATGCAGAAAGCTCTCGACGCTGATGGCAAGCGTCTCTTTCAAGACGGTGAAAAGGCTGTGTTGAAGAACGCAGTTGAAGCGTCTGTGTTGCAGGACATCCAGCTCGCAATGCTTTCTTCTGGCGCGGAAAACAAGGTGGAGGAAGCGAAGGCAGACCTAAAAAGCTAGGAACGACTGGCTGTTTATATTTTTCCTAGCGAAGGAGCTGGGCATGACGGTCGCCCAGCTGACGGTTCATTTGACTAGGGAAGAGTTGATCGGCTGGGCAGCCTTTTATGAGTTGAAGTCAGAGGAGGAGGAAAGGGTAATGGATCGAGCCAAGACAGGCAGAGGGGCGCGAACAATGGCATCGCGATAGACTGAGGCGAGACTTCCTGCGTTTCGCCCTGTGGCTAATTACAACGTAGATATTGAGGTTGGCCTAAAGGGTCTTAATAGGCTTCAGCAGTTCAAGAGAGAGCTTGAAGGTGTAGATACAGCGTATCTGAACATTATTTCTGTAACGAAAAGGCTTGAGAAGCAAGGTGGTCTAAAAAAGTTTTATGAAGGCGGTCGTGAGCAGCTGTTGAAGCTTGCTGGCGATCAGATGAAGCTTGACTCCATGCTGAAGCAGGGAGCTGAGATCAGGGCAAGTTACGCAAAAGACAGAAAACTTGAGCAACAAAAACAAGCTGAGGCTGAACAAAAAGCAGTAGCTCAGCAAATTGCAGATGAAAAGCAGGCTGCAATAGAAGCAAGGGCTAATAATCTTCAGCGTCTTAATGACTTGAAGAAGATACGTGTATTAAACGATGATGCTGCAAAAATTAGAAAATCTTATGATAACGATCGACTTGTTGCTTTACAACAGGAGAGCCAAAGAGAAGAGGATTTAGCGCAACAAAAGTTGCGTAATACGCAGGAGCAGCTGCAAGCTGATCGAAAAGCAAACAAAGAAAGGCTGGCTGCGGATCAAGCCGCTGAGAAAAGGCTTGCTGCTCGCCAAAAAATGCTTGGCGGAGGAAGGACTAGGGGGCAAAAATTCAATGCTGCAATCACTGGCGGTGCTTTTCCGCTGTTGTTTGGCGGTGGCCCAGGTCAAGCATTAGGCGGTTTGATTGGTGGTGGCTTAAGCGGAGAAATGTTTTCCGGCTTAACCGTCGGAATGCAAGTGCTTGGCGCTTCTGTCGATCGAATGATTACACAGGCAGCAGTGCTTGGTCAGGCGCTTGATCCTGTTTCCGGAGATTTTGAAGCTGTTGCTGTAGCTGCTGGCCTTGCCAACACTGCAACGCTTGAGCACATTCAAACCATTGAAGAACTGGGAGAAAAAAACAGGGCTCTTGAGGTTGCGACAGCCGAACTAACCCGCGTTGTTGGAGCGGATGGCGTTGCCGCATTGAATCGTTTTGGAGCAGCAAGTAAAGATCTTGGGAATGCAACAGCTGAAGTTGCATCTCAAGCGTTTGCCAGCATTGCAGCAGCGTTAGAGCCGTTGACCAGGGCTGCTGCAGAGTTCATGAAAGCAACGTCTGCTGTGGGCCAAGCCCAAGCGTCTGAAGACCCAAGGCTCAAAGCGGTTCGCGGTGAAATAACAGAGCGTATGCGAACGTATGACAATCAGTTTGGAGGGATGAATGACTTGCAAAACCGACAAGCGATCAGAGATCTTCGTAAACAAGAGCTAGAGCTTGTAGAGCAAATCAGAAAGGAAGCTCAGGCAGCAATTATTATTGAGGCTCAAAATCTTCGGGTTCGAGAAAATGTAAAAGCGATGAACCTCAAAACGCTTGAGCAGTATGAGCTAGAGGAAAAAGTAATTGCTGCTGGCAACGACCTTACTAACGAAAGAGTTCAAGAGCTGCAAAAAGAACAGATTGAGCTTGACTTTAAGATTGAAAAAGCAGCCATAATTAAGCGTCTTAATGACGGAGAAATTGACGCCCGAGCTGTTGTTCTGGCCTTAAAGGGACTAGAAAACGATAGAACTAGAGACCTTGCAACACTTCAAGAACGTATTAACAAAGCTCTTGGCCGAGGAGTAAAAAATGGTCAAAAAACTGCAGAGCAAAAGGCTAATGAGCTTAAGCAGGCGCAGGACTTGGCTAGAGAGTTTTCTCGCGAGGTTGAGCTGCGTCAGGCTGGCAGCGACGTAGCAAGAGATCTACTGCAAATACAATTCGAGCATGAAGACCGAGTGAGAAAGATAAATGAACTGGAGAATCAGTCGCTGAGGACAGAGCAACTAAAAAGTGCAGAGTTGTTAAACCAGCTTCAAATCAGGGAACGGATGGCAACATTTGCAACCACTCGAACGGAAGGAGAAGTTGCTCGCGATAACTTGAACCGTGAAATTGCTTTACTTGGAGCAAAACTGGAGGGCAAAGAGGAAGAGTTTTTACTCGATGAAAAGCTGGCTGCATTGAAAAAAGCCATGGGCGAAGCCGGGTTTGATGAAATTGCGGTTTACGAAGATCTTCTCAAGCAAATTAAAGATAGAAAAACACTAGAAGATGCTTTGAATGAAAACCTGAGGATTCAAAAGGCAAAAACAGCAGAGCTTCAAAGCGTTTACAAGCAGATTGGTCAAACCATCGAAACGGGCGTTGTTGAAGCAATTTCTGCTGCAGTGGACAAGACCAAGACATTGGGTGAGGTTGCTGCCAATGTGCTCCGAAGCATTGCTAATCAGCTGTTACGGCTGGGCGTCAACCAGCTGATGGGTTCAATCTTTAACCCGTATCAATCGTTAATGGCACCAGGCGGTCGGTTTGAGGGCAGCGCTCAACTCCCTGAACTAACGCCACTCCCAGAACTTGCTGATGGTGGAATCGCAATGGCTGGTCGGGCTCACATTGTTGGTGAGCGTGGCCCTGAGTTATTCGTCCCAAGGCGCACTGGAACGGTTATTCCAAACGAAGCGATGGGCGGAGCTAATGTGACGGTAAACGTGGATGCTTCTGGCTCTAACGTTGAGGGCAACGCTGATCAAGCTTCGCAACTTGGCAAGGCAATCGGCATCGCTGTGCAACAGGAACTGGTGAAGCAGAAACGTCCTGGCGGTCTCCTCGCAAGCTGATGGCTACCTTCCCGTCAATCACGCCCACCTACGGCGTTCAAAAGCGCAGCGCACCAAACGTCAGAACGGTGCGCTTCGGAGACGGATTTGAAAAACGCCTGAGCTTTGGCCTGAATCAAAATCCCAAGGTTTACAACCTAACGTTTGAGGTGTCAGAGACTGACGCCGACACTATCGAGACATTCTTGGATGCTCGTGCGGATGACAACGCTGCTTTTGACTTCACCCCACCTGGCGAGTCAGCTGGTGCCAAGTTTGTCTGTGAGACGTGGAATAAGTCGATTCCGTACTTGAACCGCGCCACAATCCAAGCAACGTTCCGCCAAGTTTTTGAACCGTAATGGCAATAGCAGCTTGGGCAGCTAGCACTGCATTTTCTGTCGGCAACGTCCGTCGTTCTACCGGCGATGAAGGCACTGGCCTGTTCTTTCGTTGTACGACTGCTGGTACGTCAGCAAGCTCAGAACCCGAGTGGCCCAACTCTGCTGGCGACACCGTTACTGATGGGACGTGTGTTTGGACTGCCATTTCAGCAACGTATGGCGATCTTGCGATCTCCAACCCCAGCGCAATCATTGAGCTGTTTCAGCTAAGGCTGGATTCAGCGTTGCACGGCAGCAACGACATTTACTACTTCCACGCCGGAACGAACGAGTTTGCAGAAAGCAACATCGTTTTTGACTCACAGACGTATTCCCGCGTTCCGATCAAGGCTGATGGCTTTGAGTACAGCAACACTGGAACACTGCCCCGACCAACGCTGACTGTCAGCAACCTCAGCAGCACCATCACGGCATTGCTGTTGCTGGTCAATGCAACAACTGCTGGCAATGACCTTGGTGGGGCGGAAGTAAGGCGCATCCGCACGCTTGCTAAGTATCTAGACAGCGAAAACTTTGGTGAACCCAAGAACGCAGTAACTCAAGGCAACGATTCCTTGATCACGCAAGGCGATGACAGCCTTGAGTTCAACGTGTTTGTCGAGAATGCCACGGCTGATCCCAATGCTCGGTTCCCTGATGAACGCTGGTTTATCGACCGTAAGTCGAGCGAAACACGGGACAGCGTGACGTTTGAGCTGGCAAGCAAGTTTGACTTGGCTGGTCAGAAGATTCCGCGTCGTCAGATCATCGCCAATATCTGTCAGTGGAAGTACCGCAGCCCTGAATGCAGTTATGCCGGAACCGACTATTACGACGTGAACGGCAACGAGGTCAGCACTGAAGCGCAAGACGTTTGCGGCAAGCGGGTTGCTAGCTGCAAATTGCGGTTTGGCGATACAGCAGAGCTGCCGTTTGGGTCATTCCCTGGAGCGGGTCTGACCAAATGATGCGTCTGTCGTCAACCATGAAGGCTGAAATTTTGGAGCACGCCAAAGCTGAAACACCCCGCGAGTGCTGTGGCTTGGTTGCTGTTGTCAAAGGACGGCGCAAGTA